GTATTTGCCGTAGACTGTTGGCGATTAATAATGAATGTAAAGTATAATCCTTTACGTTTTATTCCTGATCCCGTCATGCAAACATACTTTATGCTTGTACTGTTTATCATGTGGAGTGCATTCTTTGGTATGATAGCAATCTACCACATGGGCTTCATGGGATACGATATCGTAACAAGTATCTGGGTTCACGTGTCTATTCTAATTCCTATCGCTATTACTAATGGTGTCTTTATTGATGCTGAACGTGATGGTGCCAAATGGATTACCGAATGGAGGAAAAAATGAGCGAAGGTAAGTTTGCAGTACATCGTGCCCACAAGATGCTTGACTGGTTAGAAGGTGAAGCTACACAATGGGCAGAAAATCATGTCGAAGAACATTTTGGGTGTGAAGAAATTTCTGAGTTAACGAAAGAGCAAATCGAAGAAGTGATTGCTGTTGCAGAAGAACTTGATGAGCATTATGGCGACATGTTATCTATGGGTATGTACAACATTGTCCGATACTGGGAGAATGAGAATGAGGAGTATATCTTATGAGTAAAGTTCTTATGTGTGATGTACCTTCGGGATATCTATATGGATTTCCAAGAGCATTACCAAAAGAAGCTACAATACATTACGGTGGCACTGACTACGGTGTAGTTAAAGACTTTAATGTAGCAGAGTGGTTAGTCGCAAATGGCTATCCGCAAAAAGAGATTGATTCTTTTGGTGATCAGTTCAGCTATAGATATTGGACAGAAGATGAGTAACTCAAATGAACCGTATCACAACAAAGGCGTTGGTTTAGCATTTTTAATTATTGCCTTTACAATGATTGGGATACCTGTTATAATAGGAACATCAATGGGTTGGTTTAATCTGTTTGGTATTTTGGGGATGTAAAATGTGGGTACTAGTTTTTGTGTACTTCTACGATACAATCCCATATGTAGAAAAGATATCTGCACACGACTCAATGGTCGAGTGCTTTAAAGCCAGAGAAGCCTTGAGTGAGTTTCACGGAAAAGGTGGTGGCTACTTTAAACTAGGTACACAAGCACTGTGTATCAATATGTAAGGAATTTATTATGTATGCAGTAAAGAATGATACAAATGGCGATACAGTTGCTTTGTGTTCGGAACTAAGAGATGCAGAGATAATCGCTAAGAAAGATTTCGATGGAACTACATTCACCATTGAAAACATAACTACATACAATGTGCAAAAAGTATACAATGAGTGTGTAAGCGAAGAGTGAAATAAAGAGGAGAATGACTATGAGAGATAAACTGATTAAGGCTTTTGTTAGCCACGCTAAAGGTCATATCGATAAACACGTTGTGAACGTTGAGGTTCTACTGGAACATCCAGCAGGCGTTGGCGAACACGGCGATATCATTGCAGAGATTGAAAAGGAACTTGATGAAGTTGCTAAGTACGATGATCTGCTATCAATGGTCGATAAGTACCTTATTGCAAAACCTGGAATGGAGCAATACGTAAAATGAGACTAGAAGATTTTGCAGAGGATTTTGACGATGAGGATGTGACGTATGTTGAGATCATCATCTACAGAAATAAGAATGGTAAGATGGTACGTGAAGTCTTTGCTGTTGATTACTATGGCGATGATGACTTTCAGTGGTCACGCTCAACTAAACCTCTGCAATAGAAAGATCAGATTATGGCAAATGTAGCAAAGCTAGATGTTTTTCCTATACCGATGAGTGTTGGTACTTTAGGTGAAGAGTCACGTGAGTTAAATATTAAGTTATGCGAAGACTCGTTTAAAGCATTTGATGAAGTAGAAGTAGAAGAGCGTACTGGTATACATATTCAACAGACTGTATCAGGTCTGGAGAGACATTACGCTTCATACGAAATACTGAGTAGAATGCTCACCGAATATAGTAAGAGTACTATCTTTGATGCAGGAACCCATAATACTGATATTAAGGCTGAGTTCTTGTGGGCTAATATGAACACCAATAGGTCTGCGTTTCATATGCCACATTCCCATCAACTAGATGGATACATGTGGACAGGCGTATATTTTCCTACGTCTGGTTGGCGAGACGGTGTTGCTATCTCTAAGTCACAGAACTTAGATGAAATAGTAGATATTACCTCAAGAACTCAGCCTGAACCTGGTAGTCTGACGATACTAGATCCGTTACAGTTTGTGAAGACGGGTGTTGCATCAAAGAAGACTGATCGATATCCATATTGGGGTAACCCAATTACGATAAAACCAAAAGAGGGGACTGTTGTATTGTTCCCAACATATTTACCTCATCTAGTAACACCAACTGAAGAAGATAATTTTACTAGATTAAGCATCGCTTTCTATGTGAGAGTTCACACAGGAGACGGTGGTATTGATAAATTTTAAGAAAACTTTAAAACGAATTGGCTTATTAGCCTTTTTGTTTTTTCTGATTAAAGGTATTGTGTGGCTATTGTTAGGCTATCTAGTTTATGTCGGTATATACTGAACGTCTGATGTCTAACACTTTAGATACAGGATATGTGTCATAAGAAACTTTGTCATCTTGGTTGCCACCTAGTATGACGTAATGATCTTCACCTTCTATCGACACGGGATAGATATAGAACCCTACGTGACCTTGCCAGCCTTGGTTGCCTCTAGAGAATACAACTATATCTCCTAGTCGTGGTTCATCAACGGGCTCTCCCCAAAAGAGAAAGCTACGTGCCATGAACGGATAGTCGTTGACACTATCAGAGCCTGGGATTTTATTAACCCGCAGAATTGCGTTTACGAAAGCGGCGCACCACTCGTATGAGACTGGGTCAATCTTTAATAAAGTCCTTAGATCATTCCTGTTTGCCGTCTCGTTGAAGCCGACAAACGCATCAGCAGTTTTGAGATAGTGTGGGTATGTCGGGATTGGTTTATTAAAGGATTCTATAGCGGTCGTATCACAAGCACATAGTAAAAGAAATACTATTATCTTCTTCATATACATATTTATACATTAAGGAGTGTAATTATGAACGATACAGTTGAAACAAAGACTCACGATTCCGTGAGCGAAAAGTCTCTAGATGAGTTACTAGAAGAAGTAGAACAGGTCGAGCGTGACTTTAGATTGGGTAAAATCGAAGAAAGAGATGTAGAAGAGTATATGATAAAGGTTGCAAAATTTCTATCAATACCTACAGAGACTCCTGATGAAAGTTAGAATTGGACCATATAGAAAGAATCGTGCTACAAGAGTTGAGATAGAGCCGCACGATACGTATAGTATGGATTGTACACTTGCTATGATTATTCATCCTATGCTTGTACAACTCAAAGCAACACAGCATGGATATCCGTCAACTCTTACTGAAGAACGTTGGAATGAAATACTAGATGAAATGATCTGGGCGTTTGGTCACAAGTCAAAAGAAATTGATGCTGTAGATATGTGTGCTGATAAATGTTCAAACTTTGGTGATCCAGTTTGTAAAGAATGTTTGAAAGAAACGCAAGAACGAATGACTAATGGCTTTAAACTATTTGGTGAATATTATGAAGGGCTCTGGGACTAACAGGTGGTGGAAGGTTTGGAAACACGCACTCGGATCTTTTGATGAAGAAGACGGGTATGATCCTATTAACGAGAATAGAATATCAATAATTAGGACCTTCATAGTGTGTACCAATCTTCTATGCGCTTGGATAATTATAATTAACATTGTTAAGGACTGGCTATGAGTAAATGGTGGCGTATATGGGCGCAATCTCTAGGAGAAAAAGTAGGCGAATCTGATAGACAAGCAGATGTAGTCGCTATAATCAGAACATTTTGGTGGGCAATACACATCGCCACTTGTTTCATGATTATAATACACAATGCAACAAAGTTAGGATGGATGTAAATAAAGCCCTTGACATCTGATTCCAAATCAGCTATACTATACAAGTAATCAAAAAGAAAGAATCAAATGTTTAGAATTCCTAATGCTTATAAAGAAACTATTAACTTTTCTCAAGCCTGGGACGCTATGATCTCGTTCGGACGGGGTGATGCACTTGAAGGTATGAGTGCTATGCAACGTGTCTGGATTGAGCATTGTGAATCAGATGTCCGTTTCTCTGATGATAGCGATTTCTTTGACCATTATCAATATGAGTGTAATGCGTACAATAGAATTTACAATTATATGTCAAGATTGTTTGGCGATGATATAAGTAAGATTGTGGGTGCTTAACTTTCAAAACAAGGGGTACTAATATGCTTGAAGAAACACAAGAACCAGAACCAATTATCGTAAGAGCAAGTCGAGGCGACAGATTGGTGAGATCGAAAGCGGCACGAATCCGCAGAAGAGTGGTCAAGCAAGTTAAAACTGTAACTCAAATTAAGGAAGACAAAGACGCTAAAGATCGTGTTAAAGCGAAAAAGCGTTTAGAAGCACAAAAGCGAAGGGCAAGAAAAAAACTAAAATTAGTTAAATAAGCCCTTGACACTGAGGCACAAACCAGTTATAGTGTACTAGTAATCAGAAAGAGTGAGACACATGTACAAAGTAACATATACTATCTATCGCAAGTATCACCACGAAAAAATCTTCGATGACTACCAGTCTGCAAAAGGTTTCTTCTACGGTATATCTCGCAAGTGCCGAGGTTCAAAAGTAACAAAGGCGGAGTTGATCTGCCTTTGATTACACAAATTTATAATACACACCAGAGTAGATACACCTGCTTTCTAGTGTATGGGACAAGGACTCACAAGGTCACAAGTGAGTGTGTATTATAAATTAGTGTATGCGAGTGTGGTGGAATTGGTAGACACGCTAGATTTAGGTTCTAGTGTCGCAAGACGTGGAGGTTCAAGTCCTCTCACTCGCACCAAGAATAATGTGCGAGAGTAGCTTAGTGGTAGAGCAAGACGCTCATAACGTCCAGGTCGTAGGTTCGAACCCTGCCTCTCGCACCAAGAACAAGGATTAAGTAGATGTGGGTGTTATATATAGTATCGATGATTAGTTTTGGTCCAGACGTTGGAGAGCTAAGATTTACTAAATATGATACTTATGATACTGAGTACAATTGTAAGATTACAGAAGCTATATTAAGTGATAGCTTCAGTGAAGACGAAGAAACTCAGTGTAGGTCAGTCTGGTAGACCGCTACGTTTGGGACGTAGATGTCGGTGGTTCGAATCCATCCACTGAGACCAGATTTCTCTGCTACGATTAAGTAGTGGGGACAGAGAGTGTGTGTTTGGGTTGTTTAACCATTCTCTGATAATATGAAACAACCTACGCTCTGATTGCCCGTCGATCAGGAGAAGAGAGGAATACTTTATTATACCAAAAGTATAGGGCGGGCCATATTCAAAGTTTTTACTCGACGGAGTAAGATCGTGGTGACTGAAAAATACGTGATCGTGCGTATAAGGTATTTCTGAAGAGGGTAGCGCCCTGTCCTAGCGGATGCAAGAAAGTTCGAAAGCCAGTTGACGGGAGCGTTCAGTGCGAGTAGATGTAGGTACTCCCAAGTCCTACCCACACATTTATATCTGCGCCTGTAACTCAGTGGATAGAGTATCGGTCTACGAAACCGAAAGTCATATGTTCGAATCATATCAGGCGCACCACAGCAAGGCTGTATCACTTCTAATATAAATAGACATATAACTATTTACCAAGAAGGTCTAAACACATGACACTACCATCATCTGGAGCAATATCAATTGGTGATTTGCGAACTGAGTTTTACTCAGGTAGAAGTTCTGCTCAAATAACTTGTGTACAAACAGTCAATAACCTCGAAGAAGGTTTACGCAACGGATATATGTCTGGTCATATCACAGGTTCAACTGAAATAGCAGGGAATCTAGTACGTGGTAAAGCAAAGCCTGAGTTCTTTAGTATGGTTGTATCTGCTGAAGATGGTGATAAAGTCGATGAAGGTATGGCGATATACGCACACGAAGATACTGGGCTTGATATTCTTAATAGAAGTCAAGGCTTTGGTGGACAATTCAGTGATGCCAAAACGCCATACAAAAATATAGCTGTCGGCGCACAACTCATAACTAAGTATCGAATAGGGTATCAAAACACTAGTGGTAATTGGGTTCTTGTCTTCACAATGCCTACGATAGCACACAATTTCGAATACACCCTTCTTACAACTATACCAAATTCTGATGGTGAGGTTATCACTAGTGCTGGTATTACTACAACAACAGTAGACAGAGTAACTGGTGTTGAGACAACAGAAACAAAAAATATTATACCAACAAGAACAGGTACGGGTACTTGGGATATTTGGGGTTGGGTTAGAGGTAAGTCATTTACATTAGGACCTCCACGTGAATTAGAACATTTTGTTAGACGTACTGAAACAGCAAATGCTTACCTATGTTTATGGAATGACGATAACAATGTTCCTTCTATGCTTACAAGCAGTCAAGCTGGTATGCATTCTAATATTCCAAACTCTTTTATTCTACCTGGTGGTAATACAGACAATATACCTGCATACGGTAGCACAGGTCTAAGTCTATCTGATTATCGTGGTCAAGGTGAGAATCTGATTTTTATAATCGATCAAACTTATCAAGAGTTAAACTTATACGACTGGGCTGTCGCAGAAGGATGGACAGGAACAACTCCTCTTACAGTTACAGTCAGAGAAAAAGATAATGCTGGTAATGATATATGGTTGTACTCAGATGATACTACTAAAGGTGGGCTTATCATAGACGGAGACTTTCCGTCTTCACAACCTGTTACTATAATCAACAACGGAAAAATCGCTGGTAAAGGTGGAGATGGTAATAGTAATCCTGGTGGTCCAGCTTTACAAATTCTATCTGGTGGACCTACTAGTCTAAGCATCATTAACAACTCTACAGGATTTATAGCTGGCGGTGGTGGCGGTGGCGCTAGTGCGCTTGGTGGCGGTGGAGCAGGAGGCGGCACTGGCGCAGGAAACAATCCTAATTTTCCAAATCGGGGCACACCTGGTGGAATCGGAGAAGCAGGTGCTTTTGGTGATGCTTGCGGTGGTCAAGGAGGTAACACTACTCAAAATATACCTGGTGCAGGTGGCGGGCGAATTCTATCTTCAACATTCAATACACCTGGTGGCACAAACGTAGAAAATACAGCAGGCAACGGTGCGACTGGTGGAGGAGCGTGGGGTAAAGCCGCTTCGTTTGGCGGAGCAGGTGGACAGCCTATTACGCAAGCAACTGGTACTACAATTACTCTAACAGATAATGGCACAATCTACGGACCTGATCCCGCTCCTGTTACAGGAGATGTGCCACCCGTACCATTCTGGAACCTTCCTGATCAGACTTTAATTGATGGTAGCACTTGGACTAAACCTTCTTCTATAGGTGATGATGACTGGGTTGTATTCTATCTAATTGGCGCAGGCGCAGGAAACAACAGTGCTGGAGGCGAATCCTTTGGTGGAGCAGGTGGTGCGTATCTAATCGCAGTAAAGGGTAGCGAAGTCCCATCTAGTGTAAATTATGAAATTGGTGTCGCAGGTCAAAGTGGATTTTATGGTCTTATTGGTGCTGGTGAAACAGATAATATTACTGATGGTGGAGATACTTTAGTAAGGCTTACTCCAGCTGGAACTTTAACAAACTTTATTGCGCAAGGCGGCGCAAAATCAGTAGGCACCACGCAACATATTGCGAGTCAGCAGGAACCAGCTTTTAATATTGGTGGCACAGGTGGGCAGGGTCAACTTTACTGGAGAGACTCATCTGGTACAGTGGTAAATGGTATCGCCTTAACAAATATACCAGCGCAGAGTGTATTACAGTTACCTAGTGGTAGTAATTCACCAACATTACTAAGAGGTGGCGAAGGTGGAACTACTGAAGGACCACAATACGGAACTGCAAGTAATGGAAACTTGCCGGGTGGTAACTCAGATTGGGGTGGTGCAGGATTTAGTGAATTATCAACTACTGGTGTTTCTACATTTGGTAATGCAGGTGGTAGTGCTGAAAACGGTAATATAAGAATTTACTGGACCTTCAATCAACCACAACCATCGAACACTTTAACTCTTGATACTACAGACGGTAACTTTCGAGAAGGAACTTCAATTGCTGACATAGTAGATACTCAAACTATTAATAGGAATGTTACTACTACACTTCCAACCTATAATCAAAGTGATACCTATTGGAGAATTAATCAAGTGGTTAACTCTGGTGGGGACTCAACACTAGTCATTGTGCTGAATGGTGTAACTATCACATCCGAAGTTAATCCAGATACTATAAATCAGAATATTACAACGTTCCCCGCATTCGTTGGCGGTGAAGCTGTAACACTGATTAGGGGAGATTCTGAAACTGGATATACCTACCAACAGAATTGGAACTTTAGCATAAGAACTAACCCCGCTACTTCGTTTACTCCTATTAGAAGCGGTAGAGCCGCAATCGTAGCATTAGGTGCTGGCGGAAGCGGTGCTTGCAGACTAGTAAGAGTAGATGGAACTGAAAATCAGAATGCCGCATGGGGCGGTGGAGCAGGTGGTATGGCAGTAGTGTTTGCGGATGTTACAACTTCAATGACATTTACTTGCTCTATTGGTGTCGGTGGTCCTGCTAGAGCCCTACAAACACAAGGTGAATCTTTTCTGGCTGAAAATGGTACTGATGGTGGAAATACTATAGTGAGTGGAAACGGTATTGATCTAAAGGGTTACGGTGGCGAAGGTGGCAAACACGCTCAAGTTGTTAACGACGGTGGTGTTAGTATCACAGTCCCAGGTGGCATCGCAGAAGGCGGTCTGTATAATATACAAGGTGGGCAAGCAGGAGATGAGCCAGGTCTATTAATAGGTACACATGGCGGTTCACCCGCACAACCTGACTACAGAGAGTACCAAGGGTATGCAGTTCGACAGGAATCACTTCCTTCTCCTTTTGAAGGCGGTCATTTAGGTGTAATCACTGGTGTCGGTGGTGCAGGTGGAAAAACTATTAACGGATTTAATGCCGCTGGTGGCGGCGGGTTCTATGGAGCAGGTGGAGGCGGATTCGCACGTTCTTCACGTGAAGCAAATATAGGTGGTTCAAGCGGTGCAGGTAATGACGGAGTAATTCATATAGTTTACTTCGACTAAGAGAAAGGAATATCATGAAATATTTGATAGCAGTAATTGCAGTACTGTGTACAACTAACATAGGTACTGCGCAAGAGAATAATGAAGTGCCACCGTTTTTTTCGGCACAAAAATGCTATACGCTTCAAGACTTAGCGGCTAGTGCGAAACAATTTAATGAATCAGTTCTATTCAATGGAAAGATAGTACAGCAACACGCAAGCGGTAGATACGTAAATTCTGAATTCGTATTTACTGTGAATCAAGACTCAGGTACTTGGTCTTTAGTATCACTATTTCCTAATGGGTGGGCTTGTCAAGTTGCTAATGGTTACGACTTCGAACCATTCGTAGATTAAAAAAGGGAGCCGAAGCTCCCTTAATCTTTTTCTTTATGTGTTATTATTTGTTTGCAGAGTATGCGTTAGCACCAAAGAATACTGATACTAGTGCAGAGATTGCAACAAAGTAAGTCGGTGCAATATCACCAATCAACCCTGATGCTTCATCTAGCCCTAGCCATGATGTCAAAGCAATACCCGCTGGATACAAGAGCATTCCAAACAAAGCAAACCAAGTCATCTTACGCATAGCGTCACGTTGAGCATCTTCATCCTCAAGGCGCTTGCGTTTAAACTCTAAGTGCATTGCCATCTCATCTGCTGAGATATGACCATCGCCATTAGCATCGATCTGTGCCGCCGCTTCTGAATCAATGGTAGTTGTGCCTTCTTCTAACTTCTTACCAGCCATTTATTTTTCCTTTTTAAACAGTGTAATAGCGCCCCATCCAATTGCGGCATAAGCGGCAATCTTAGCGAATGGACCTGCGAGAATGATTACAAGACCAACGCCGATTAATACTACGCCGTCTAGTGAAGTTCTTTCTGTAAATCTATTTTTTAACCAGTTCATTTATTTCTCCTTTTTATATGAATAATAGTCCTATAATAAAACCAATATTCAACCCTATTGAACAAACTAATATAAAGTTCTTTGTGTATGATACTTTCTCGTATTCGATTATCACGACTTTCTTCTTAGCTTTGCTTTGATGCTGTCAAGTTCTTTATTTCTTGCAGACTTTCCCACATCTTGTGGCGATTTCTCCATCTCTGTTGATCGACATGAAGTTCTTCGTTGTGTCGCAGATGTGTAATTGGATCGCTTTGACCCTTCAATGCAACTTCGTAAATAGGCAATCCGGGCTCGAATATCGAGGATTCTTTTTTGCCATTCGTCATAACTAACCATTCCCTTCTAGATCCTTGATACGCTTCTCAAGTTCATCAATCTTCTTGGTTACGTAAGGATATTTCTTTCGCCATGCGTCAGTTGGTTGTTCAAACCAAGTCCAACCCCAACGTTCTACTAAAAAGTCAAGTGTCTGATCTAACTTGGCATAGCACCATAGTCCTGCACGTGTATCTTTGAAGTACGCTAGAAATGCGGCACCTAGTACTGATCCAGCGATTGCTGTGTAAATCCACAGTGTATCGCCCATCATTCTGCTAAGTAAATCCATTTAGTTCTCCTATCTCTTTATACCTTTTATTACTCTTACAATTTTACTGGTGAGCATTTTAATCACAGTGAAGTGAAATAATCCATGCCCATACAGAAAATGAAAAGTATGATTCTTTTCTATCTCAGACTTAGGACCAAACTTACGAGTCCAGTTATCTACATAGTCGCCTTTGTATCTTAATACAGCGTGAGTGATCTTAGTCTTTGATGATCCAACACAGCAAATGCCTGCTTGTCTTGTAAGTAGCATCCACCACATCTTCCAGTCTTTCTTATCGCAAAGTCTCCATAATAGTGATAAAGCGTAGTCTTCGCAGTCACCTTCGAACTTGCCTTCTTCGCTTTCGCTACGTATGATGACCCAAGCATCTGATGAGCCGTATTGCTCTTTGTCGTATCTGTACTTCCACTTACTGGTGAAGTCTGATACTATGTTGTCCCGTGTTACTAGTTCTTCTCTAGTCACTTTGTCTCCTTAGTGTATTTACAATAGTGGTCCATTCCATGATCGTATGCGCCATCGAAAGGCATGCCCTTCTTTAATGCTCTCCAACGACCACGCCATTGATCTTTTACTCTTTGCCAGTATGTAGCGGATCTAATATTTCCGTAGTAATTGATGTACTGTGGTTTGCAGGTGTGTCTATATCCGAGGAAAGCGAAGGGTACTTTAGGTACAACGTCATTGTTATTAACAAAACGATAATGAGGTATGTGTTTAAAAGATTTGACAAATTTTCCTGTTCCTGCTCTTGGTGATCCATATGTGAAGAGTGCTGATACTCTATCACATAATCTACTTGTTGCGATTGTCGCCATTGCACCACCTAGTGAATGACCACAAATTAATAGTGTTTTCTTCTCATGTAGTTTTAAGTCTACATGCTTCATAATGTCTTCCCAGATTTTATCTACTTCTGTTTGAAAGCCATTGTGTACCCAACCAGATCCGTTGTCTGCTTTATCAGGCATAGCATTTAAGTCTGCTTTGATATCAGAGAACTCACCTGGTTCTGTTCCACGAAAGCATAGTACTATCTGTTGTCCAGTCCAAACTATATGACACTGAGCGCCATCTCGCTCAATGAATACGTGCTTTCTAAAACCAATTTCACGAAACTTAGGTCGTGCTTCTTCTTCGTCTAGGTATGCTATAGAGGCGCATAACGCCATCTTGTGTGAGTTTTCTATCATAATTTCTCCTTAATCTGCTAATGGGTTATCTAATGCTTCTTGTACAGTTTCTTTCATATCTTTTTCAAGCGTATCCATATCAGTTTCAAGGTTAGTTCTCAAATCACGCATTTCTTTACGTGTACCCTTTTCGGATTCACGTACAATACTTTCTACTTCTCTAATACTAGAAGTCACATCTTTCTGTAATGTGTTCATTTCTGTTCTAATTTCTTTTAGTGTAATATCAATCTCTTTCTTTGTTGAGTTGATACGCACCTCTGACTCATCTATCTTGTCTTCCAATCTATCGATCTGTGCTTCAAGTTTGATGATATCATTTTTAAGGTCGCCCTTAATGTCTCTTGTGTAGTCTATGGCTTCGTCTAGTTTAGTCTCTATGACGTTGTTACGTGCTTCTATAGCGTCTGTGTCAACGTTCTGGATGATCTCTTTCATATCCATGTAGTCTTTGTAGACTTCAAAGCCTCCGTAAAGACCGCCACCAATTGTACCGAGCAATGCAAACAACGCACCGATTGTAGTTGGCGTCATCGTAATGCCAAAGAGTTTCATCTTTGTGTTTTTAAGGTTCTCTACTTCTTCTTCGAAGTTCTCTATTCCTTCACCTAAATCTTTATTAGCCATTCCTTACCTCTAGTTCTCGAATTCTAACGTCTGCATCTGTAGCAATTCACGTTCAAGCTTCATTACTTCGAGTCTCTTTTTTCTAAGTTCTAATTGATACAACTCATTACAATTTATTCTATTCTTTACTCTCTTACCAAGCGGAATTGTAATTCTTGCGTATACACCTATGTCTCTTGGGCTATCCCCGAAACTTGTTGGGTCTTGAGCAAACGGAGATTGATTCTCTCTTGATATAATACCCGTTACGCCCATCTCCATCTTCGTTGCAGATCCAATTGCATTAGAGCAATCTAAATCTCCAGTTCTAAACTTGTCTGATTGATAGTTACCTGGCATACTGGGCAGTGCTAAGTTCAAAGAACTAGAATCTGCGTATGCATTTGTCGCTATCATCAATAAAACAATAATTAAATATCTCATCATTATTCACCTATTTAACTTTGGAGCAAATGTTGGATGCAACAACAGACTGCCCGCCCCCTTTTAACAATTTTGATCGTGTGCAGATGTACTTAATTCTGCTTGCGTCACGATTTTTAAAGTATATTTCTAATCTTTTGCGTTCAAGATAGTTCATCTTAATAATTTTTTCAGAACTAGCAAAAGGTACTTTATTCCAATCTGCATCCCATACTTCAATCTGATAATAGTTCACATCTGATCTTCTATTGAAGATAACCATTGTTGTAGTCAAAATATTGTCGTAAACCGACGGTTTCAGTTTGGGGTAGGTCGGAGTTAACTCATGCGCTTGCGCAACACAAGTTAACCCCAAAGACCAAAATAATATAGCAATAACAAAACGCATTTAGTTTGTCCTACTTTGCGATACACTCAGCAGTTACCATCGCTGTGTATGAGCCTGATGGAAACGATTTACCAACACCGTATGTTGCATTTGATGATACATCGAACCATACTGTACCAGCGGTGTGAAGATCGTATTCAGTCTTATTATTGTATTCGACTTTATTTGTCTCATAGTCTGACATAGCTGTGTCTGAAACTTCAGCTACTTCTGTGAGACCTGACCAAGTGACTGAATCAACAAGTGATGGACTACTTGAGAAAGAGTCTGGGTAACCAATCCTAGCTTCGTAGTATCCACCTTGAATTATATCATATCTAATTCTTGGTTTAACGCCGCCATTGTTGCTTGCTGTACTAAGCTTATCAGGTGTAGGGTTACCATATACGCCTTCTCTATCAGTGAAGATAGAGCATTTTGACTCTACATTACCGACAATGGGCGTATCTTGTGCTATCGCTGTACTTGTGATGAGTGCGCCACAAGTAAAAAAGGCAAAAGCTGTTAGTTTAACTTTATTCATTTTTTATCTCCGTTTTTTATTTTTCATATTGTGAGCGTACCATATCTTTATGCACTTTATCAGTAGCGAATTGTCTCAAGGCTCTATTATTATCGTTTAGAATTCCATCATTTAATGTGACCGCATCATTATACACTCCACCGTCTAAGGTAGCACTTGTATATAAATCAAACCTAGGTATTGTTGACAATGCTGTTATGATCGCATTCTGCGTAGCACCATCGACAAATTCATCAATGTTAACTTCCGCATTCAGCTTTTCGATTCCTACGTCTTCATCAAGCTCGGTAGTATCTTCTCTAATTTTCTTCTCATCATCATCTTCTGCATTGTCTTCACCATCCCTGTTCAGTTGAAACTGAACCCATTCATCATAAAATGGATCATCTAAACTCGGTTCACTGTTTAGAAGCCCGTTGTCTAATAGGTACTGATAAAGTGCGTCCTGATAACCTGGACATGCGGGGTTACTGATGGGAACAAAACACTCGTCAAACCTAAAACTGTATACTACCGAAGGATCTAAAACTTCACCTTCGCCTGTTGTAACTATTGACCCGTCACCCACAATTGACTGTGAGATATTAGGTAAATCTATTCTTTTATTAATTGTCGCACCAGGTAGACCAGACCAATCGTCTGTCTCCTGTATAACATATCCAACGCCATTGGCATACTCGTTTTGAATAGTTACTGTAAAATCATCTTCTGTTTCTTTATCTGCCGTGTACGTGTAAAACAATCCATTGAATGTTAGACCAGCTTGAGCAGGCAGAACACTAAACATGTTCCACGTAAATCCGTTTGCGGCGGCGTTTGGTGTTGTGCCCGTTGTCTCTTGGGCGACTACCTGATTAGAGTAAAAGTAGAAGCAAGATGCCGCCAATAATACCACCACCGAATAGGGTACTCTTGTTATCTTCATCTATAAACCTCCCTTTTGCATCAGGTTGCATATCTGGGTTTTCTTCCCATGCCGCCTTTGCTTGTGCGCCGATCATGCCATCGTATGGACAGGGTGTGCCTGCCATCATCATCGCTTTAAATACTCTTTTGTCACCACACATGGTAGAGACGGCGGCGACCTTCATCCCCATATCATATAGGGTCTTTGCATTTTTAAGTCGCTCACAGTTCATGTCTCTTACTGATTTACCAGCAGACAAACCTAAAATCTGCGTCTGCACTGCACCTGACATACCGACTGTACATAAGTCGGAGTTTGCCGTATTAATGTTTGGTGCAATTGCCGATGGTGGCGGTGATATCACTTTAGTCGTACTATCTGCACTAGTGTCTACAGTGCTATCTGTATTTGATATTGTACATATGTAACCTGTTGGGCATGATGGGTCTTCTGGTGTTGTTCCATCTTCTGTTGCTTCTTGTGCATGTACAAATCCTGTCACGAACATACTCATAACAAAAAGTAAAATTAGTCTAGTCATAGTTCCAATCCATATATTAATTGTCAAAAATCATATTACATGTTTATTTATGTAAACGTGCCTTGCCATTTGCGAAAGTTGATGTTATAATGTCACCTTACAGCAACTACTATATATAATGTAAGGTAGTAGAACGGAGATGTCAAAAATGCCTATGCCAAGAAAACCAGGCTTCTTTTATCGATTATTCTTTGATCTGTATGAAGTCACTATCATGCAAGAAGATAACGCACCTCGTAAGTTCTATATGTCTGAGATAAGCAAGCTGAATAGCAAGCATTTCAAGGGTAAAGATGAGAATGGGCAGAAAGTTGAGTTCAAAACCTCAGAGGACTTTGACTTTTTTAAAAGAAAGTTATATTAAATACTTGACTTTTCGCCATAATGGTGATATAATGTAAACTTAAATATGGAGAAATTATGGAATGGTTTGCAAAACTCATAAACAACACGTTTGCTAATAGCAGTGATGAAGAAGAATTTAATCAATGGGAGTATGCTGAAGGTGTACCCGAATCGTACTTGGAGAGACCTATGTCGCTAAAAGATACATTTTTAAAATACGTTGAAGCTACAAATGGTGCATACGCATCACAGAGCATGTTAGGCGCTGATCACAAAAGAACATCTGAATCTTTTGAAGACGCCAACAAGTATAAGCGCAAGTTGTTAAACATGATAGAGGAAATTGAAAATAATGGCAATCAAACAAAAACCTGAGTACGTAGTTGTTACATGTGTATCAACCTTTCGTAATCGATATGTAATACCCGTAGACGAACTACAGAAAATGAATCCAGACGCTGAAGTAGATCCTTCGTGGGCACTTGATGCTGTTACATGTGAAGATGTAAAAGAGTTCAGTCAACGTCACGTTGGTGAACAAATCATTGATGCACAAGTTCTACGTGAGCCAGAAGTGCTACAGTTCTTTGATGCAGATAATGACTATCTAAAAGACTGGACAGAAGATCAAAAGATTTCTTGGATTCATGACTGGCGTAACAGTAAGATGTCGCTTACCGATGAGGTAGCATTGCAAGAAAAGTTACGTGCAGAAAAGATGGTCGCTATGGAGGAAGAGAATAAGCAGTTTACAGAGGACTTAGCTAAAGATGCCTAATTGTAGACCAGAACCTCAAGAGCGTTACTACGAATATATGCTTCGGCGTACACGTGAAGATAATGCTAAAGAAAGACAGATGAGTGATCAAGCAATGATTGATAAACTTAGAACTATGGCTCATTGGACTACTAAAGAGCCCTGGACTTCGATAGCAGACCGTTTAGAAGAATTGACTATGAAATGATTACGATTTATGGAAACTCTATCTGTCCAGATTGTGACAAAGCAAAAACACTTGCTGATCAATATGGATTCGATTGGGAGTTCAAAAATGTTTCTCGCAAGGAATACATGGCAGAATTTCTGCAACGTTTTCCTGGTGTGAATAGAGTGCCGCAGATATTGTGGCATAATAAACCTGTTGGCGGATTATCACAATTCGCCAGTGAAATTGAAAATACGAGGAGTTATGGTGATGGACCAATCTAATGTAGTTGCCCTTATGAAAGAGGGCGTAGTGACAGTTGAATTTACAAAGGTCAATGGTGAATATCGTAAGATGGAAGCAACGTTGCAGTCAGACAAAATGCCTGAAGTCGTTGCTGAAATTGAAGAGAAGGCTCCCAAGAAGAAGAGTGATACATCTCTTTCTGTCTGGGATGTTAATGCTGAAGGCTGGCGTTCATTTCGATGGGATAAACTTCAGACAGTAAACGGTGAAGTTTTTGCCTGAACTGAATGAGTTGAATAAGAAGTCCATGGGTGGTACTGAACTCATGGCACATAGAATCGAGAGGGACTGTAACAAGTCTCTCCTCGATCAATTTCAGATTATACATTCTAGGGTACGTGAACTAGATCCAAAGAGAAAGAAGATTTACGTTCTCCACGATCTGCCACAAGATCCAGAAGTACAACATCTGAAAGATGGTGGTTGGCAAAAGTTTGATAAGTTGGTATTTGTATCTCATTGGCAACAAGAGATGTACAACTTATTTCTAGGTGTGCCGTACTCAGCAGGTGTTGTATTGCGTAATGCGATTGAACCTATTGAGCAACATCAGAAGCCAGACCCCAAAGAAAAGATTAGACTTGTATACTTCTCAACACCACATCGTGGGCTTGATATTTTGTATGCAGTGTTTAGACAGTTAGCAGAAGAGTATGACAACATTGAACTAAATGTGTATTCATCGTTCTTACTGTATGGATGGCCTGAACGAGATGAGCCATTCAAAGAACTGTTTAATAGATTACGTGAGCATAAGAAGATTAATTACTACAAGTCTGTTAGTAATGAAGAGATACGTGAAGTACTAAAGCAGTCTCATATCTTTGCTTACCCATCAACTTGGAAAGAGACATCTTGTCTCTGTCTAATGGAAGCAATGTCTGCGGGTTGTTTGAGCGTTCACTCATCACTAGCGGCATTACCAGAAACATCAATGGGACTGACCTCAATGTATGGCTATGTAGAGAATGCACAAGATCATGCGAATCAGTTTTATTTAGAACTTAAGAATGCGATTGAGATACATCGTAACCCAAATACGTATCAGATATTGAAAGGTACGACTGGAAATATGCAAGCGTTAGCTAATTATCGCTTTAATTGGCAAAATCGTAAGATAGAATGGAACTCTTTCCTAAAAAACCTCTTGACATAAGTAAAGTTTCATGTTATAGTGATTCGTAACTTAAATGAGGAGTAGTCTATATGGCTCGTAAAAGCAAAAAATTAGAAATGCGTGAACAGTTTGCGAAAGAACGTGGACCTGTAAAGAAGATCCGCAAGAAGCGTAAGCCTATGTCTGAAGAGCAAAAGGCGGCGGCTGTCGAGCGTTTAGCGAAAGCACGTGCGGTTCGTTTAGAAAAGCAAGGTGGACCTAAGAATGTTCACCCAGATGTCTTAGCATTAGACGATGATGAAACATTGTCTCTGAAGAATGTTCGCTCTTGGATTAAAACGCAGAAAGATATGTTAGCGGCGGCTAAACAAGAAGTTCGAGCAAACGCCAAAGGTGCTGTTGCGAAAGTAGCACGTATCGAAGGGTATGTTCGTAACCTTGAACGATACATCAAGCATGGTGTCTACTTAGACATGTTCTATGGTGAGCATCAACAGAGTAGAATTAAAACATTCTGTGTAGCGATGGCTTATCATCCAGACGGTACACCTAAGCGTAGCTATGGTGTTTACTACTCTGACTTAGGTGGGGTTTATATCTCAGACAATAAAATAGAGGTCGATGGGAAGATAATCGAATATGATCAATGAGCAATATCGTAGATTTTAATGCTGTACGTGCAAAACGAATACAGGATAGAATGGATGAACTGGGCGAAGAGCAAGAGATCGTAGAGAACTTTGCAGGGGACTTCGCCCTCTCTGCTATGATGGATGTAGTAGAAGCATTAGAAGAGATGGACATCGATCTCTTCGAAGACCCCAATTGCATTAAAGATATATTGTCTGGAGTCGAATCAATAAGGTCTATCATCATGCGTATTCATGGTGAGCAAACTGAGTTTCAAAAGATAAGTGACAAAGTATTCGATAATATCAAAGAGCCTACTAAGGCTTTATCCAATTTTTTAAACGAATTTTCAAATTAAGACTTGACATATTGATAAAAGTGTAGTATTATATAACTTATATCAAATATGGAGAAATATAATGATACTAGTAGATTTAAATCAGGTGATGATAAGTAATATGATGGCTCAAATCGGCAATCATAAAAACATGCCTATTGACGAAAACATGTTGAGGCATATGATTCTCAACACACTAAGAGCCAATCGTAAAAAGTTCAATGCCGACTTTGGCGAACTAGTCATCTGTTGTGATGACAAGAACTATTGGCGCAGAAATAACTTTGCGTATTACAAAGCTAATCGTAGAAAAGCACGTACTGAGTCTGAACTAGACTGGTCTGCAATCTTCAATGCTTTGAACAATATTCGTGATGAGATTAAAGTATACTTCCCTTACCGAGTTATTCAGATTGAAACTGCTGAAGCAGATGACATCATTGGTACAATCGTACATCACGAAGGTACTCTACTGAATACTGGTGAGCCTATTCTAGTCTTGTCTGGTGATAAAGATTATATTCAATTACACAAGTATGCGAATGTAAAACAATACGATCCTACACGCAAGCGTTGGATTACACACTCATCTCCTGAGAAGTATCTTTGTGAGCATATCATTAAAGGTGATACTGGTGATGGTGTGCCTAACATCTTATCTGCTGATAACTGTTTAGTTATTGGTGAACGTCAACGTCCTATTACTAAGAAAAGACTAGAAGGTTGGCAAGACATAAATACTATGACAGAAGATGTTAAAAGAAACTACTTGCGTAATAAGTCTCTTATCGACTTAGAAATGATACCTGATTATATTAAAGATCAGATCATGGACATTTGGTTAAATGAGCCTGCAAAAGATAGATCGCAGTTGTTAAACTATTTCATCAAGAACAAGTTAAAAAATCTTATGGAAGTAATATCGGAGTTTTAAATGTCTACAGAATCTTTGGCTGAAATTATTAATACAGCCCGTGAAATGAAAACCAAGAAAGAGAAGATTGAATTTTTGCAAGCAAAGAACAGCAAGCCTCTGCGCAATATTCTCAAAGTAACCTATGATAAGTCTATGGAGTTGAACATACCAAATTCTGCTCCACCTTATGAGCCATCTATCATGCCTGATTCGCATGGGATGCTGTTTAGAGAAACACGAAAACTTCCCTACTTCGTTAAAGGATTTGATGGTGATAACATTCATCCAATTCGTAGAGAAGCATTGTTTATTCAAATTCTAGAAGCAGTAGATCCTGCAGATGCAAAATTACTATGCGAAGTGATTAAGCAAAAGCCTTTCAAGGGCTTGACACTTGCTTTAGTCAAAGAAGCATTTCCTGGTTTAATTTCGGAGTAGAGTGAGTAATCTAAAATGTCGAAACGCAAGAACTTCCGTGACTGGTGTGAGGAAGACGAATGGGGCGATAAAGAGCCCCGTTTTAAAAAGCAAGATAGCAAACGCTATGACAAAAAAAGAGCCAAGATTCAAAAGGCTCGTAAGCAAAAAGCTAAACAAAAAAATTCATTCTTTTCCTAATTTACCACTTGACAACTGACTAGATCAGTGTTATAGTGTGTGTGAAATAAGAAAGTGAGTTAAATTATGAATAAAGATAAAGTGATATTAGTTGATTGTGATGGTGTTCTCTTAGATTGGGAATACTCATTCGATTACTGGATGAAAAGACATGGGTATGTCAAGACTGGTGTATGTGAATACGACATGTCTATTTGTTACGATATGCCTAAAGATGAGATCAAAAGACTCATCAGGATGTTCAATGAGAGTGCGGCTATTAGAAAGTTGCCACCTCTCAGAGATGCAATGAAGTACGTTAAGAAGTTACACGAAGAGCATGGGTATATCTTCCATGCAATTACTAGCTTGAGTAACGATCAGTATGCACAGCATCTAAGGACTAAGAACCTTAGAGAGTTGTTTGGTGACACTGCTTTTGAGAAGTATGTCTACTTAGATACTGGTGCTGATAAAGATGCAGAGTTGTTACCCTACAAAGACAGTGGGTGCATGTGGGTCGAAGATAAGCCCGAGAATGCAGTAGTTGGTCTTGAGTTAGGACTAGATAGCTATCTAATCAATCATCACCACAATGCAGATTTTCACAATGATGATGTAACAAAAGTTGACAACTGGAAAGAAATATACGAATTAATTGTATAAATATCAACAGTGATAAGACAGTTACGAGGCAGTCCATCACGGATTGCCTTTTTTTTATAGGAGAGCATAAATGCCAATGTATTCGTTTCATGATACTAAGACTGATGAAAAGTATGATATGTTAATGAAAATTGCAGATAGGGAAGCCTATCTCAAAAAGAACCCCCACATCAAACAAATTATTACCGGGGCACCATCAATTGGTGATCCACACCGAATGGGTATCGTTAAGACACCTGATTCATTCAATTCACTACTCAAACACATTAAAAAAGGAAACTCAAAGGGTATCACGGACTCCACAATCAAAACCAGATAATAATAATAAGGATTGATTCAACAATGCCTGCACACGAAAAACGTCTGACTAAAAGACAGAGAAGAGTACTGAGACAACAAGGTATTCTAGACAACGAAAACAAATTATCAACCGTATTCCAAATTGACCGCAACATTAAACCCATGACTGAAAATCAAAGGGTCGCCTTTGAGAGTTGGGGTGAGGGGTACAATCTAATGCTACATGGGATCGCAGGAACAGGTAAAACTTTCCTAGGTCTACACTTCGCAATCAGTGAAGTGATGAAGCAGAATAGCCCACACGAAAAAGTGTTTATCGTAAGATCAACAGTACCAACTAGAGACCAAGGTTTTATGCCTGGTAATCAAAAACAAAAAGAGGCTGTATACGAAGAGCCTTACTATGATATCGCAACCAAGTTATTTAATCGTGGTGATGCTTATCAAATTCTCAAACAAAAACAAATTGTCAACTTTGCATCAACCTCGTATCTACGTGGGTGTACATTCGAAGACTGTATTATCGTTGTAGACGAAGTACAGAATATGAGTGCAGGCGAATTACACACAGTGATGACACGTGTTGGTGAGAACAGCCGAATCATTTTCTGCGGTGATGTTAAGCAAGACGACCTAACATCTGAGCGTAAGAAAGAGATGTCTGGTTTAAGAGATTTTATGAGGATTATAAATAACATGAGAGAATTTGACTTTATAGAGTTTCAGATCGGAGATATTGTTCGAAGTAAACTTGTTAAGTCGTACATTATTAATAGAGATAAGTTAGGTTTGTAATGCAAAATAATTATATTGGTGAAGTTATTGAAGGTGATGATGGGGAAATGATGGTACAACTCCCCATCGAACTTCTAGGCTCAATGGGCTGGGATGAACAAACTCTATTAGAATGGATCATAGAAGAAGAGACAATCTTTTTAAAGGAAACTGAAAATGTCAGAGAAACCAAGACTTAGAGTATTCGAAGATGCAGAAGGTAAACGCTATGTGCGCCAGCTAACTGAAGCTGAGACTACAGCGTATCTTAAAGCAAACGATACAGTTACACTGGTAAGATAAATGCCTTTAGTAGCATTTGCGAATGCACAAAGTAATGTCGCCTGTGCGGATGGAACGCAGAATGGTGTATGCGCAACAAACCCAACCAAGTATACTTGGAGTTCGGCGCTGACATCAACATCTGGAGCTGTCACAGTTTCGAAGACATATGTTGAGACTAAGAGACCAGTAGTTAAGGGTGATGCGATGACTGCACATCCAAATGGCGAACCTTGTGTTGTCGCACCTGTAAACCATACACCTATTTGCAGTTCTTATTCGCCTAAAGTGTTCATCGAAGGATCTCAGATGGCTCGAATTGGTGATAAGTACAATCGAAGTCATAACGGCTTTGATCATGAGATAAGCACAGGAGCATCTAAAGTGTATGCAGAAGGTGGATCGACATCTGAATCAGTTGACACGACTGTTACTCCTAACACATTGACCACTACCACGACTGATAGCGATGGTAATACAGTAGTAGTAGTTACAGAACTGTAAATTAATCCAAATAAACCCAAATAAACCCTTGACAAAGGGGTTGCAACCCGCTATACTATAGTCTGAATTAAAAGGTATTTTACTATGTTTAACCATGTTGCAATGAAAGCGTTGCCTGAACTTGAATGCGAAACTCTACCTACGGGCAGAACGTATATCACACCCGAGGGTAACAAATATCCCTCTATCACAACCGTGCTTGGAAATCTATCTAAAGAAGGTATTCTAGCGTGGCGCAAGCGTGTCGGTGAAGAAGTAGCTAACAAGATTAGCACACAAGCCGCTACACGTGGTACAGCCGTACACACTCTAGCAGAAGACTACATTAACAATAAAGAAGATTGGTCAAAGGGTGCAATGCCCGCCAATATCTTCTCATTCAATCAAATCAAAACTATCTTAGATGAAAGACTTGATAATGTCTGGGCGCAAGAAGTGCCTCTGTACAGCGACAAGTTCAAGATTGCTGGTCGTGTTGACTGTATCGCAGAGTTCGATGGTCAGTTAACTATTATCGACTTCAAGACTTCTCGTAAGCCTAAGAAGAAAGAATGGATTGAGAATTACTTTACACAAGCCGCTTTCTATGCGGCGGCGTTCTATGAGCGCACAGGCGTGTCTATTAAGCAGTTCGCTATCGTTATCGCAGTAGATGATAATGAGCCTCAAGTATTTACAGGCAAGACACATGACTATCTCAACAAGCTACTTGATGCAAGAATTAAGTATGCTGAGGACAAAGGCATCTAGTGAGTGAAAAAACAGTACAAGGGTTAAAGTGGATATCGGGTTCGTTATTCCTTATGGCTGGTCTGTTGTTATCATTGAATATAGACGTATCAAAGATTGGCTTCCTATTATTCTTCGTTGGACATGTTGGTTTGGTTGTAGCATTTATCAAAGCTAATGACACACCCATGATTGTTCAAAATTCGTGCTTCACAGTTATTGATGTGATTGGCATATATCGTTGGTTTATACTATAGAGGTTATTATGTTATTTGATATTATCACCACAGCCTTCTTTCTAGTCATATGTTTGATCATGTGCAAGGCTATCTGGATCTCAACACTTATGCTTGATGAGAGAAAGAAGAACTACAGAGCAGGCACACACGATTACTATGGTAATAAAATTGAGGAAAACAATGATGAGTGAATTCGACTACCTTCAAGAAGTGACTGTTTGGGATGAGACATCGTATAGCGTGAGCAATCACACATATATCCTGAACAAAGCTGGTCAACTAGCGGGCTATATCAAGTCTGGAACTAGTGCTGAAATATGGTTCAAATCGCCTATGAAGCAGTTCTCAAAGTCAAGACGCAAATTTAAAAGGGTAAATAAACCAAATTAATTCAAAATAACCCTTGACAATCCTCTGAGATGTGGTATAATACACTAGTAATTGAGAGGAATATACATGAAAATGACTGTCTATGATACCCTACGTTTCGCAACTATTGCGCACAAAGGGCAATATCGTAAATATACTGGCGAAGAGTACATCACTCATCCAATCGCTGTAGCTGATCTTGTTGAAGAGTACATGGATTCTAAGGGTACTTTCAGCGAAGAAGAGATACAAACTGCGATTCAGATCGCCTTACTCCACGACACTGTAGAAGATACTGAGACTACCATTGAGACGATACAAGAACTCTTTGGTTTTAAAGTTGCTCAAGGTGTATGGTTTTTAACCAAAACTCCCGCTTTCGTTGGTAATCGTGCAGAGCGTAAGCATTTGTGTGAGACCCGTTTGGCTCAAGCGCCTGATATAATAAAGATTATCAAGACTTGTGATATGTTTCACAACAGCCTGAGCATCGAAGAGCATGACCCTAACTTCTGGACAGTATTCAAAGCAGAAACAGCAAGCTTGATGGTCGCTATGGGTACTGTTGAGACTATGGATCTTTGGGAAAATATGGAAAAAAACCAAATTAACCCTTGACATTATCTGTAGATAGTGTATTATTATAATGTAATCAAAGAGAGAGTAAATCATATGTGGACTGCAAAACCTAATCTGAACAACAATATCGGCATCAAAGAGTTTGAAGATGTCAAAGCCGCTGTAGCGTACCTTGAAGAGTACACTGGAATTGAGATGGCTTACGAGCGTAATCGTAAGACTAAAGAGATCACCTATGATTGGGAATTGATCGAAAAGCTTTGGAAAACGTCATAATCGATATGGAGAATGTAATGAAAAATGTGAGTGAAAAAATGCAGGCAATCAATGCCGCACAAAACGCCTTTGCTACAATTGAAAGTATTCGCCCTGGTGCGATACCTCAAGAGACTAAGGTCTTACTAGCTGAGTTGAAAGTCGATCTGATGGACATCCAAGATGCCCAAGAAGAAATGGCTATTGGAGGTACAAACTTATGAAGATCAAAGGTGCAATAGGTGTTCTGAACCGTAGAGCAACAGAGTTCTACGGCAAGACTTTCGATTGGCTTATCAATGCTATGGACAATGGCTTTGATGAGAACTTAACTGTGACTGAAGCGTACAACGTG